CATTTGGGACGATAGAGCCTGACTGATTAGGGACAAACATTTCGGGTCCACGCTCACCGACCATATAAGGTTGACCAGCTTGCACTGGGCCGCCGATGGCTTTACCTGTCAGCCCTTTAACGAACGACAAGAAGCCGCCTGTAATCTTGTCAATTACGAAAAGCTGGATGGCTTGCATGATTAATTGCGCTGCCATTTTCTTAAAAGCATCGCCCACCGATGCAGTGCCTTTAACAATACTCATCAACCCGTCCGACATACCCTTGAATGTGCTTTTTGTAATTGAGTCTAGGTTTTCTTGTAAAGAAGGGAGTTTGTTTTCGAATCGCCCAATAGCATCACCGATTTTATCAAAGCCGCTGGCGATCTCAGTGCTTGCGGCGTTTTGTACTTCTTTGAGCTTTGCTGTTGTTTCTGCTGCTTTTCTGTTTGCAACTATAAACTCCGTCATCTGTGCGACTAAAGCATCACCCGGATTTTGACTCAACAGCTCAGCAATTTTTTGCCTAGTTTCGTCAATGGTAGTAGGCAACCCGCCCATGATATCCGCGCCAGTTGAGCTTATCTCCGTCATCAGCGGGACGACTCTAGCTATCTTGTTGTAATACTTGATGAAGCCGTCAACAAAAGGGATTAGCTTGTCACCGATAGAGTTCGCTAGCTCTAAAATACCTACTTTTGCCCCCAGAAAAACTATTTGCAGTCCATGCACAATATTACGGACAAAACCAAACGCTCTAACTAAAGCACCGGCTACCATTTGACCTATGTTGCCAAATTCAGTGGAATCTAATGCGGCTTGCCTAAAGCCATCAGCGACAAATGTAATAATCGGCGCAAACGCTAAGGCTAATTGATTAGTCAGCCCTGTGAATACTGCCTTGAGACGAGTTAGGGCATCGTTTGCCGCTTCCATCTGAGCTGTATCTGTGCGGCTAAGCGTTACTCCTAACTGCTCAGCCTCAGAGGTCATTTGCTCCAGCGCAGCAGATCCACCGCCCAAGGTATTAACAAGCGCGACACCTTCCGAGTCGAACAGCTTCATTGCCAAGCGAACTTTATCAGACTGCTTCTCAACACCAGCCATCGAGTCAGCAACCACGCTCATCTGCTGGTCTAATGGTAGCTTAACCAGATCGTCGGCGTTTATACCTAGCTCTTGCAATGCTCCCTTGGCTTCACCAGTGCCTTGTGCGGCTTCTGCGGCTCTACGTGTGAACCTCTGAAGAGCCATATCCATCGTGCCCGTGGATACGCCTGTAAGCTCTGCTGCGTGCCTAAGTCCCGCGAGTGCGGTGGTGGTAACGCCTAGTTTGTCAGCAGTTTTTGCTAACTCATCACCAGCGTTAATTGAGGATTTAATTAAAGCGCCAAAACCCGCTGCGCCTACGGTGCCAACCAGCGCGTTCTGCACATTAAAGACAGCGCCAGATACTGATTTAAGGCCTCTCGTAACGCCAGAAAAACCTGCTTTGGTTTTATCAAACGCTCTTATGATTATGCTTACGTCTTGCCTAGCCATCTTTGTCCTTCAGAATCTTAAAATATGCCATCCACTCATTAACTTCAGTGAGCGACATCTGCTCTGCGTCTGCTATTGTCATGTGCAACCGATCAGCCAAGGATATAAGGTTCATCCTTAGCGGATCGGACATCAGTTTTTTTCGGCATCCTCCGCAGACTGTATTTCAGCAAACATTTGCTCAGCAATGCCAGAGATGACCGCTGTCTCTTCTCCCATCAGATCAATCCGATCCTCGGCAGCTTTAAACAGCTTTTCGCCATCCTCACTTGCTGCTTTCATAACAATCAGATCAACCATTGCTGCGATAGTCGTATTCTCCAGAAACTTAGGATGCTTTTTCTGAAGCTCGTTAATGTCGTAGCATGTGATCGGAAAACAATACATGACAAAAGGCTGACCCTCTTCGTCAGCCCATTGGTCAACGCTTATCGTCCGTGGCGTAACTGTGCGCCTGCTGCGTAGCTCCCTTGCTAACCCCATGTGCTACCCCTATACTGTTGCTTCAGTCACTGCGCCCGAAACTTGCACCTCAAACGAGCCTTCAACCATGCCATCGAAAGATGCCGTGATTTCGTTACTCGTTACAATGCCGCCGCCAGTGTAATACTTTTCGCCGCTTCCCGCTCCTGTCGGGTAAACCTCAAAGTCGATAGCAGCCGCAGCGTCCATCACTAACTGAACCGTGTCTGCATCATCCCAGTAAACCTCAGCAGATAAAGTGCCGGTTTTGAGAGATGAGACGTAGGTGCGATTGGAATCACCCATAGTAGTATCTTCAATTGTGTCCGCTGACTGCGTTAAGGTGTAGGATCGAACCTCACCCATAGCAGCAACAGTCCCGCCGCTCACAGCGAGCTTGATAACGCCTGTTGAACCTTTTGTTGTAGCCATTTTAAAACCCTCTAAGTTGTGCCTCTGGTGAATTGGTACTCAATCCGTACTGTTATAATAACACCGCCGACTGGATCAATAGAACCGTCATCTGTTTCTATACTAACGATCTGGGTGTCTATCGCATAACCACCCCGCGTTCTATCAACGTCTAACTTCTCTTCAATTGCCTCGATGATGTTATTTCTGGCAGTGTCTATAGCCGATGCTTTTACATAGCATACGAGCTGATAGTCAACCGTCGCAAACCTTTGCGTCAGTGTGCCTTTTATACTTGAATCCTGCCTGTCCTCGTTCTGCGTTCTTACTAAGATTGCAGGAAACTGTGCGTTGCTTAACTTGTCAAAATCGAAAGGCTCTCGCGTAACGTATTTGATCGTTACCGGCGTGGTCACTGCTTGCAGCGTGGTGACTAGATTTGATGCTATATCTTCTCTAACGCTCACAATTGCTTCCTAAAGTAGTTGCCTAGCCTTGCTTCTTCGTCTCTGTTAAAACCAAAGAAAGGCCGCGTTTTGTTGTTCATAGCTGCCTTTTCTGCCGCTTCTTTGTTGTCGAAATATATTTCAGCAGTTCTGTTGTCCCTGCGCCTGACTTGCATAGACCTAAGCATTTGACCAGTGTTAAACAAATCAACAGGCGATATTGGCTTTCCTTGCTCTGACAGTGCAGCCCTGTACTGCGGTGAATAACCTTTAAATCCACCACCAAAACCCACACCTTTGGCTGTTCTTTGTTTTATTATCTGTTGACCCAGCAAGCCAGTTTTCAAAATAGCTTTTGGAATGTTTTTAGAGACTTCTTTTCTTGGCTTGGTGGTAACTTGCTCTACGTTTTTCGGCTTAGTCAGCAATCTGATCCCAAGACCGCGAGCCAACGCCCCAGCGATAGCCATTATCTTACCAACCGGCCAAAGGCGACAATTGTCTTTTCGTCGTCGTCAATTGTTCCGCTGTTATCGTCGTCGTACTCAACGCCGTCTTTAAATATATCGCTAATCTCTTCCTCGTAACGTACCTTGTAGAAGTCCAGCATCTCTTTAAATCTGTCGCCGTCTACCCAGTTCGTTAGCTGCGGCAGTGCGTACTTCCATAAGACTAGATAAGCATTGCATCGCGTCCATTGAGAGTCAGTAAGATAAGACGATACCATTTCGCCTTTTATACCCTTCTTGTGCCACCACTCGTTCCGAATGGTCCTGATTAAATCAGCCTCTGCTCTGGCGTGCTCGTCCGCGAATGACGTTATGCCGAAAGTTAGGATGTCAGGAATTAAAGCAACTAGATCTGAATCTTGAGAAAATGCCATTACCATTTCACCTTTGCTGACCAATAAGCCGCAGACATCTTACCCTTAGCTATGTTTTTAGCGTGTCGGGCTTTGAATGATCTGCGCTTTGCTTTATCTGCTTCGCTTTCACCTTTCCTCGGCGGCTTAGTATCTGCGCCTTGTTGCCCAAAACGAATAAGACGAACTGTATCGCCTTCTTTAGCTAATACAACGTGGCTTTTTTCTTTGTGCTTTGGTGTGCGCTTAGGCTTGTTGTAGCCCTCAAACCGCTCACCTCGATACGTGATCGCCATAGAATCTCCTGCAAGAAACAAGCCCCGCATAAGCAGGGCTGTTTCAGGGTGCAGTTTAAAGTGCTGAGTCGAAGAACATCTCAACGCCAAAGCTGTCATCAAGCTCACCTACGCCATAAACGGCAGTAGCGTTCAGCTCAAAGGCTCGCAAAGATGCGTCACGCTGTGGCTCGATCTGGAAATCACGCTTCATGGCGATAGCGAGAGCTTCAGGTGCAAATACTGCGCCTTTCGCGTCGTCATTACCGTCAATCGTGAGGTTTGCAGACTCGTAGATGTCGATACCGGCAATCGTTCCGACATAGGCGTTTACCATCGCAGTGTTCTGTGCGTCGCCAGCATTTGGATTAGCGAAGGTATTCGTCAGGTTAGCTTTCAGTTGATAAGCCTGATAAGGATGCACGACAGCCGACATTCGGCCAGTGACCTTATTGCTACGCAAGGTTGCAGCAGCTTTGAACAAATCAGCAACTGTAATTTCTTGTGCGGCAGCACCTAAAGAACTTGAGAAACCGTCGAACAAAGCAATTAAGTCTTTGTCCATCTTGGTAGCGATTGAGTTGCCAAGAACAGTTCCAAGCTCTTCTGCTGGATTACCGGCACCCATTGCAGCAACGTCGGTCAATACGACCTGTGCGCCTACTTCTTGGACACTGATCGTTACCGCGCTGGTGCTAACAGTCGTTGATGACATGTCAGTGCCTTCGGTTAAATCAGCAGCCGCGATTGCAGGGTACTTAGGAACCTGAATGGTTTTACCGGCATCAGCGCCAATATCATAACGGGTAACTAGACCCATCATTAAGGATTGCTCTTCAGCAGTGAATCGTGCCTGAGCGATAATGTTGACGAATAAATCGTCTAAAGTTGTGCTAGTTGTAGCAGCCATGTTTAGTTCTCCAAAACTTGATTAGGGTTAATTGGGTCAATTCGCCTTCTTCATAGCAGCGTAGGCTTCCCTACCGCCAGAGTTCCAGTTATCGACCATATCAGCCACCGATACAGGCTTCGGAGTCAAGCCACCAGCGTTTCCTATGCTCCCTGTTCCACCGCTAGAAGCGCGGACAAAGTGCGGATTAGCTGTTAAAAAGTCAGCAACCAGCTCATCTACTGTAAGCATGTTGCCGCTT